GGCAGAGGCGGAACCCCTCGAGGCGCACCACCAGGTACTAGGGTCGCAAAACCTCCTGGAAGAATGTCCAGAATGTTTAGCAAAGCAGGCTCTGCTCTTAGAGGAGCAGGTCCAGCAGCCCAAGGATTTGCCCAAGGTAGTGGTGGTGGATTGTTGAAAGGTGCGGCAAGAGGATTAACAAGATTTGGTGGCGCCATTGCTGGTGTTGGCATGGGTGTTTATGAGGGTGTAACAGGATTTAGAGATGCTGAGGCAAGAGCAGATGCAGGCGAATTAACAGCAGAAGAAGAACAAATAGAAAAAGGTGAGGCTATTGGAGGAGGCGCCGGAGGAGCAGGCGGTGCCATAGCAGGTGCAGCAGCAGGTGCAGCAATAGGCTCAGTTGTTCCGGTTATAGGTACAGCAATTGGTGGACTTATAGGTGGAGCAGTAGGTTACTTTGCAGGTAGATGGGCAGGTAAAAAAGCAGGAGGCGCTATAGCAGATGCCATTCCAGTTAGTGCTAGTGAATTAGCAGAATCTAATGAACTAGCTGAAACCACATTAGAAAATGTTGGAGAAAAAGATCCTGAATTAGTTACAACAATACGACAAGAAGCAGATCAAATAGAAGCACAGATGTTAGAAGAGGCAGGTGATGAAGTCTCAGACAATGATAAAGCTGCTATTAAAAATGCTGCTCTTGTAAAAGCAATACAAAATCATACAGCAGAAATTGATGCCCTTCCTGTAACAGGTGGAGCTCAATTAACTAGTCAAATAGAAGATGAAGATTCAGGGACAATAACAACAAGAACGACTCAAAGTATAGGTGGAACCTTTAGTGAAAGAGACCTGATGGAAAATGATCCTGAAGCATACGCTGAATTTCAAGAAGTTAAAAAACAGTTTAGAGGACAGCAAGGGGCACATTCAAAAGCAATTATAGAATGGGGTCGTATGGGAAGGACTGAAGGATTTGAAGGAGGAACACTAGAAAGAACACAAAACGGAGTAGCTGTACCTGAAGGTGAAGAGATGGAGGATTTACAAGGGTCTATTGAACGGGGAACATTACCCACAGGAGATGCCATTGATAATATGACTGACCGAGCAGGCGGAGGTCCAACTACAGAGCAAGGGCCTGTTATTGTAAATAACACAGTACCTGCACCGGCACCTACACCACCAAGTGATGAGCCTAATATAGCTATTATGCCTTCTAGAGTTAGAACTTCTGATAGCGTCATACAAAGATATCAAGACAAACGTTTTAGAGTCTAATGAAACATCAAGACGAAGAGGTATGGGAATACACCCATCGATTAAGACGTCATATTAAAAAACCAATTGAATTAAACGCGTTTGCTATAGTTTTGACACTCTGTCTGACAGGCGTGTTGCTCTATTACCTACTTGCCTAGCCCACTTACTATCTAACATTTCCTCAGAAGCAAGTTTCCAATGATGGTTCTCTAAATGATTGATAAACTTTTTAAATTTACTTAACCTAGGTCTTCCTAAGTTGAACATCATATTAACAAGAACTTCTTTTAATTCATCTGGAAAATTATTCCAACGAGCCTCAAATAATACTTCACATTCCGCTATAGATGTATCTAAGTCTTGTTGAAAGACTTCATATATTCTATCTTCGGAAACATCATAGCCTTCCGGAAGACCGTCTTCTTCATCATCTTTTGTAATCAAGTGTCCTATTCCAAACGTTAAAAATCCTAAGTGATCTTTGTATATACCATATACAATACCCTCATCAATTTTTAATTGTTCATAGACATTGTCTCTATTTTCTTTTTTCATTATTGTATCCTAACATTATGTCGGGTTTGAGAAAACATACTGTAATACTGATCCTTAGTTTCTCATATTTAATATTATCCGGATCGGGATAGCTTTTATTTAAACCTTGTGAGTCATCTTTCTTATATATGTAAGAGTCTGTCCCAGGTACTTCGTGTTCTAACCAGGCTGGCCACATTAATAAATCGCCTGTTTCTGGGTAGATTGTTTCTTCCAAATTAAGTTTAGATATTCCTGGTACTGAACTTGTTACCAGACTGTTTATAGGAGATCTAAAAGTTATTGGTGCATGCTCTTCTTCTTGTTGAACATAATAAGTTCCAACTAAACAATATTGTGAATGGTGGTGCCAAGGATAATCATCTGTTTCATCAAAGACGCTCCACCATGCTTGTACTGGCCAATATTCCTCTAACTGTTCAATCCACATATAATCAGACATTTCTTTAAAATATTTTAGTGCATGTTGATGTATTATTGCTCTTAACGTTTTCCAACCATCTACACCTTCCATTGAATCTTTACCTTTATCATAAGCATGATTTCCTTCACTATCATATAGGCCTAATTTTCTCCAATGTTTTCCTTTTAAAGGATTCTTTTCTAAGTAATATGCTCTTTCGTCATATAACTTTGTAATAGATGTGGCAAGTCTTTTATTAAGATCAGGATAATTTGACTTTTGTAGATACAGTTTTGTAGGAAATAAATCAATCATATTTTGCCTTTATTATTTCTAAACATTCTTCATAAGTTTTATCAAATATTGATACTTTAAAAAGGTGTCTTGTAGTTGTTGGTGGCATAACACCATGCCAATGTTGAGTGTTAATTAATGCAGTTTCATAATACTCATCAATGTCTGAATCTATTCCTTCCATATTATTATCGTGTGGTTCCATACGGAAAGTTATAGGGTCTGGATTTTCATCTAATAAAACATTAACAGCACATTCCGTTTTTCTATCTTGATGAAATGGAAAACGATACCCTGCTTGTTGTATATAAAATATTGGTCTCGCATCTAAATGGCCTAATCCTAAAACATTTCTAAAAAGGTCTGCTACTTGGTTTGCATATCTTTTCTTTGTAAATTGAATATTCAAAAAGTCTAATTGAATTTTTGTTTTAGGATCAACAAAAGGCATAAGAATTTCACTCTTTAATTCTTTTAAAAGACGTTCTTTATTTACTCCAAAGTCAAATCTATGTATCATTGTAATAATGGGATTATATATTTGCCTGATAAATCTTTTGGACCCATTATTAATTTACTTGGGTTCTCATGATGATTCTTATGGTAATCCTCTCCTCCTAAAAATATGTTAGATATCCAACCTAAGTTTGTTGGTTTACCTCCTTTATGGCCATTCCAATTTAAGTGCATTGTAAGAATCCAACTCCAACTGAACATGAATGCTAACCACACTACCAACCAAGGACTAATTATGCCTAACAATATTAAAAATGTGATATATAACTTCCAATAATGTTTGGTTAACCAAACAGCATCTTTATTCTTAGCATAATTCCTCATAAAGATTGGTCTTGTATCAGCATACAAACCAAAGAAAAATCTTATAAGTCCTATTTCTTTTGGATTGTGAGGGTCTCCAGGTTCGTCACTATATTTGTGATGGTTTAAATGTGCATGTACATAATGTCCAGGCGGAGTTAATCCAGACAAGACCATACAAGAAAGCATTAACTTCCTTCCTAAGTATGAGGGTTTAAATTGATTATGCGTTAACCAACGATGATATCCTATGTTGCCTAATCTTGCCACCGAGACTGCCATTATAAAACCTAATATAATTTGCCATATAGGTAATGTTGTTATGGCCTGAGGAACACCTAGTATAGTTATTAAAAATAATAATGTAACCCGAATAACTGTCCAATCACTAAATTTCATATCACTATTTATGTACAAAAAGAAGCCCTCCTAAGAGGGCTCCAAAACTTTGAAAGTTTAGTCTTCAGCCAGGGATTTGAAATATGACAAAGTTTCATCTTCATCATCTGTGGTTGAAGGTTCTGGTGCTGCTTGGACGGACTTTACTTTTTCAATAAAGTGATCGTCTGCTGCATCATTTGTAGTTTGAGAGATCTGCTCAGCCGTTGCGACTTTAGGACCACCTGAAAGAACTAAATCTAATTTAGCTTTAAGTTCTTCATAAGTTTTGAATTCACCGGGTCCAACCTTCTCTTGTAAAGAATGTTGTTTACCCCAAATTTCTTCAATTTTCTCATCACTACCATCAATAGGTGAAGAGTTATCAAATTCACTCTTATCATAATTACGATATCCTTCTACCTGTCGAATTTTTAATTTGAAGTTTGCTCCTTCCCAAAAGTCAAAAGGATTGACTGGTTTCTCATCTTCAAACTGTGGTTGCATAACATCTTTAATTTTATCGAAGATCTTCTTACCAAATTTGTAGTAATATACATTACCTACTGTTTCTGGATTAGATGAGTCTTCAACGACTAAAATGTTTGCATAATAATTTAGGCGCCTCTTTTGCTTACGGGCAATATCCTTATTAGCTTCAACACCAGAGTTCCAAAGTTCGGAATTTAATTCTGAGACTGGATCTTGCTTGTTTAAAGTTGTAAGTGAATTTTCGATATACCATTTACCGGTTGGTCCTTGGAATCCGTGATTCCACATTCTAACCCACGGCATATCTTCGCCTTGAGGTGCAGGCAAGAACCTAATAACGGCGTAACCGTTACCTGCCTTGTCTACTGTTGGTTTCCATTCCCGCTCATCACCTTTTTTAAATGATTGGGGATTTGAGATTTTTTCGACTTCCTTCATTAAGTTGTCGAAGTTTCCGCGTTGTTTGCGGAGTTCTGAAAGTGTATTAAACGACATATTATTCTCCTGTATTGCGTTGTATTACGTTATATTTTCGTTGTATTAGAACTATTTCTAGCTCTAGCAATGTTATTTATAAGAGTTTCATGTTTAACTGCTAGTGTTTTGGTATTACACATTACAAACGGTTCGTACCTTTTAACTAATAAACATGTATCTCCTATTAATAAATCACCTAAATAATCATCTATAAAAGGCAGTATTTGGTTTAATATAACAACACTTTCTATTGATATATGTTTACCTAACAATAGCCTTATTTCTACTGGATGATCGTTATTAGTGCCCATTAGTTTTTCTTCAGAGTTTAGTATAACTTCTAAATCCTGTCCAAACGTGTAACTAATTCTATCTTTTCTAGCTTCCCAAGCTTTAAATATTTGGTGGCTTTCTATACCATAAGGCATACCACACTTCTTTTCTCCTGCTGCTGCATTAGCAACCGACAATGCTACAAACTCATCTTTTTTATATTTGTCGCATACCATTTTAAACATTCCTGGCAAACCTATTTTAGCTTCAAACTTGTGTTGTGGCATAGCAATTGCTCTACCAAACTTGTATCTATCTTTAAACATATTAGGATATTTCTTTTGGTCGTACTTGCCCCAAAAGTGGTTTTTAACAGCTACATGAATTTTATATGCTTCTAAAGGTTCCATTTATACATCTGCCAATAATATACATTCTTAGGCCAAACTTCTTTTGTATCTAACTCTTTGACACATTTATAACCTGAACTTTCCATTATCTTTTTAACTGTTCCAGAAGATAGTTTGTGCCAATAATTCAAAGGATTTTGTATAAACATACCATTTGATCTGCCTAAAGGATTGTGTTTATAATCATATTCATATGGTACTACACCATCTTCTTCAACATCTATATTTGATATAATAATTTTATTGGGTGTAGAATGATTAACTATCTTTTCCAACAAATGCAAAGGAGCTAGCAAGTGATATAACAATCCACAACATACGACCACATCAAAAGGCCTTCTTTGACTAAAAAACTCTTCGTAACCATTATGATATATGCTTGCATTTTGTATGCTCTTTTGTTTAATAGACTTCTTTAGCCCTTGAGCAGAAAATATTTCAGGCTCAACTAGCATTAAATAACTT